CTTGAATGACAAACATATTTTTAAATTTATTAAAATGTCTTTTTATTTTTTGATTATAATTTTCAGTTGGAGTATTAATAATTGTTGATACATTTATTTTATCAAATGTAATTTTTTCTTTAATTTTTGAATATTCTAAAAATAATAAAAATTCAATAAATGCGGTTGGTTCAGCACAATTAAATAAATGTAAAACAAAACTATTAATTTGTTTCTCGATTGGGTCAAATAAAGACGAAACTTTATTTAATAATCTTTTATTAAAATCCTCGTCCGTTTCATCAATTATTTTTTTATGTTGATTTTTATTTATAATTATTTCTTTAATTTTATTAATATTTTTTTTCATATGTACCGAATTAAATAATAAGATTATTAATACTTTTTGCATCTCATCATTTAAATAATATTTTGAACAAAACCAAGAAATAGTAAGTCCTAAAACAGTTAAAGCAGGTATAATTGTTCCAGCACTTACGCCACTCAATATAGCCCCATAGCAATACCTACACCTGTAAATTTCCATATATTATCATAATGGTCTTTATATATATATAAATTATCATGTTTATTATAAGCAGTTACATTACCTTTTTTAATATCATTAATAATATTTTGAAAATCCTTTAAATCTTGTGTAGTTTTAAAACTTTCAATAAATCTTTTAGCATCTTCTAAATTAGTAATTTTTTTTTCATTTTTAATAGATTTTGGTTTATTATTATAAAAAATACCACCACCATTATAAGTATAATATTTTTTTTTAATTTCCAATTCCTTATTTTTGAATGTTGTTTTGAGTTGTTTTAAACTTAAATATTCACCTTTATATAAATATTTTTTGGCCATTCCTATATTATTCATTTCTTAATTTTTTTTTTACATATTTCATCATTAAATTTATTTAAAGAACCATATGAAATACTTAAAACAAAATGAAATAAACATAATTTATAAAATATTTCTTCGCTAAATTTTCTTAAATTTTCAAGAGACATATCAATTGATTTTGATAGATTTTTTTTCGTCATTTTAAATACCAATTCTTTAAAATAAATTATTAAATAATAATATTCACACTTATTTATATATTCGGTTGTGGAAACTATTTCTTCTATCATTTCATCATAATTATCATCATTTAAATTAAATGAAATAAATTTTTTATATTCAGTATTAATTTTACTCATAATATCTGGATCTTCCACATTTTCCAATTCACTATCAATTTTTTCATTAATATCTTTATCATCAAATTCAAATGATAAAAAATCTAAATATATTCTATATATATATAAATTTTCTAATCTTTTAATACTTGATATATATTGTAAATTGCATCTTTCATCAATCTCTAAATTATAATAATCTAACGATTTATTTAAAATATCTAGATTTTCTTCTATATTTTCATCATCAATTAATTGATCAATAAATTTTTCAAAGTTTTTAAAAAAATCATCTTTTTCATCATCATGTAATTTAATATTATTAATTTTTCTTATTAATCTTTCTTTTGGAACGAAAGATTTACCATTAATAAGATTTATTATTTGTTCTCTTATATGCGTTATTGTTAAACCTGAACCTCCTGTCGCTATATATGATTCAATTGATTGTCCTAAAATATTATGAGCAGTATTTAATTGATATACTACATAATCAATTCTTTTTTTCATAGAAATTCGAGCACTATTTATTAATGTAAGTTCATTTGATTGAAAAGTTGTATAATTATTAGAACCTGGCGAATTCTTTACATTATTTAAACCTAAATATACTGAATCAAATATTTTTTTTTTTGGTCTTATTAATAAATTTAAAAAAGTATTTATTGCTAATTGATCAGTGCTATAAACCTTTGTTGTCGGATCATATGACACAAATGGATCATTCGTTTTTAAACCATTACAAGTTTTATGAGACCACGCATAATTCATTCTAAGAATTATATTTAAAAAATATGCTCTTTTTTGAGCACTTGATGGTACGTATTTAGAAGAAATTGCAGGTAGTGGTAAAACACTAATATCTATTTGCGGGATAGTTTCAGCTTTTATAATATTTACATAATGTTTATATAATATAATATTTTTAAACCATATGTCTAATTGCGGATGTATTGTAGTATTTTTACAAGGCATTATATGTTCGCATTCTGGATAATATCCAGCATTTGTATCTAATGATACTTTCAAAAGATTATTTTTCCAAATAGAATGAGATTTTGTTCTACAATTTTTATTATATACATTATAATGTGGTATTAATTCTAATGTACAAATATAACATTTAGCAGAACCATCACATGGGATATTACCTAATGTAATATCACATTGCTTTCTACATTCTACACCATTAACAATATGTTTTCTAAATTTATTTAAATCTGCTCTCATAGTAGGTGAAAGTCCTCTTAATTTTTTATCTGAATCATTTTGAACCCCTTTTACTTTAACTGGTTTTACTATTCCAGTAGCATGAGTGATTTTTTTTGGTTTTGCGATTTTTTTAACTGCTTTTGCGACAGGTTTAACTGTTTTTGCGACAGGTGCAGTTGTTGCTTTTGGTTTTTTCTTAGCGGTCATATATCTATATATAAAAAATGATTTTTTATTTAAAATTATAATATATAATAAATAGAAATGTCAATATATCAAGAATTGTCATATCAAAATCAAAAAGTAAATATTCAAGAAGTAAAATCTATACAATTTTCTATATTATCTCCCGAAGAAATTATTAAGCGTTCTGTTGGTAAAATTACAAGAAATGATGTATCAACAGAAAATGCCGAAAATTTATCAAATTCCTTATCTTCTATGAAAATGGGAGCATCGCAAAATAATAGTGTTTGTGCTACGTGTGGTTTAAAAAATTCTTTATGTAATAATCATCACGCACATATTGAACTTGCTAAACCTTGTTTCAATTGCTGTTATCATAATATTACGAGAAAAATTCTTAAATGTGTATGTTTTAGATGTTCAAGAATTTTAATTTCACCACATACACAACATGAAGATTTAAAGAATGATATGGCTAAGATTATGGCTATTAAAAATAATCAAAAGAGATTTGAAGCATATTTTAAATTATGTAATACTACTACGAAAATTAAATTATGTGGAGATGATAAGCATATTGGTTGCGGTTCAAGACAACCTGATAGATATAATAAAGAGGCAGCCATTAAGATTATTGCTGAATGGAAGGAGAAAAATAAAGATACATCAACACAACTTGAATTTACTGCGGAGGATGTTCTAAGAATTTTCAAGAGAATTACTGATGAAGATATGGAAGTTATGGGATTTAGTCCAACTTGGAGCAGACCCGAATGGATGATTTTAACCGCTCTTCCTGTTCCTCCGCCTGCTGTTCGTCCTTCAATTATCGAAGAGAATGGACAACGAAGAGAAGATGATTTAACACATAAATTAAGCGATATCATTAAAACTAATAATAATATTCTTGATAAGATTAATAAAGGAGCCAGTGAAGAAACTATTAAATTAATTACGATGGTTTTACAATATCACGTATTCACACTCATGGATAATCAAATTCCAGGATTAGCACCATCTCAACAAAGAAATGGACGAAAATTAAAATCAATTTGCGATAGAATGCGTAAGAAAGATGGAAGAATTCGTGGAAATTTAAATGGAAAGCGTGTAGATCAATCAGCACGTTCTGTAATTACACCTGACCCATTTATTAGTATTGATGAATTGGGCGTTCCTATTAAAATCGCATTAAATATCACATTTCAAGAAGTTGTTAATGAATATAATATTGAAGAAATGAAACGATTAATATTAAATGGCCCCGATGTCTGGCCGGGTGCTAAATATATTCGTAAGGGTTCTGACATGATTACTATTAATTTAAAATATGCTGATTTGAATAAAATCGCAAATGAGATTAAATACGGTGATGTAATTCATCGCCATTTAAGAAATGGTGATTATGTTCTATTTAATCGTCAGCCATCTCTTCATAAGATGTCTATGATGTGTCATAAAGTTATCATCATGCCTTATCAAACATTTAGATTAAATGTATTAGATACACCGCCTTATAATGCGGATTTCGATGGAGATGAGATGAATTTACATTGTCCTCAAAATATTCAAACCATGTTTGAATTAAAAGATTTAGCATCTGTTCCATATTTAATCTTAACACAGAAGGATGGAAAACCTTCTATTGAAGTCGTTCAAGATACATTAGTAGGCGCCTTTCGTTTAACGAAGGATTATACGATAGTTGGCGATAAACAGATGGCCAATCTTCAAATGTGTAATAGTTATTTTAAAGGAAAATTAGAGAAACCGTCGAAGGATTATACATATACAGGCAAGGAATTATTTTCAGAAATTCTTCCACCTGCCTTATATATTGAGGAAAAGAATAAAGCAGGTGAAAAAGTAATTATTCATAATTCAAAATTGATTAAAGGAAGTTTGGATAAAGCCGTATTTCATAATATTACTAATGGATTAATTCCCGTTATCTATCATGATTATGGACCCGTTGAAATTAAGAAATTCTTAGATAATACTCAAAGATTGGTTTGTAGATGGTTATTAACTGCTGGTTTTAGTATTGGTATCAGTGATTTAGTTACTGATAAGAATACGGAAGCTGAATTAATTGGAAAGATTAAGGAGATGAAAGCGAATGCTTATAATAAATTAGATGATATGCGTAAGGGAACATTGGAGAATAATTCTATATTTAATAATGAAGATTTCATTGAACGAGAATTAATCAGTGTTTTAAATGAAACTACAAGCATAGTTGCTAAAATCAGTCTTGCTAAGATTGATGAGAAAACTAATAGAATGTTCAATATGGTTAAATCTGGTTCAAAAGGTAAAGAAACGAATATCGCCCAAATTATGGCGTGTGTTGGACAACAAAATGTAGATGGTAAGCGAATTGCTTATGGATTTACTGATAGAACTCTTCCACATTTTACGAAATATGACGATGGTCCCGAGGCAAGAGGATTTGTTGAAAATAGTTTCATTGCTGGTTTAGCACCTCACGAAGTCTTCTTTCATGCTATGGGAGGTCGCGAAGGTTTAATTGATACTGCTGTTAAGTCTGTATCAGGTGATACTGAAATAATTATTATCGAAGATGGTATTTCTAAATGTGTTAAAATCGGTGATTGGATTGATGAGAAATTAGATAAAGAGGATAATAAATCTTTAATTGAATATTCAGGAAAAGAAGAATTAAATTTAGAATTATTAAATATTAATGAGGAAATATTAATTGCTACTGGTGATGAAAAGGGAAAAGTTAAATGGGCGAATATTACTGCTATTACAAGACATGACCCCAATGAAATCTTGTATAAGATTAAAACAAATGGCGGAAGAGAAGTAGTTGTTCCAAATTCTGAAAGTTTATTAATTTGGAATGGCGAAGGATTTTATAAGAAGAAGACGGATTTAATTAAAATTGGCGATAGTGTTCCTACAATTGCTAATTTAGAAAGACCAGAAATTATTAATAATTCAATTAAATTCAATGATATTAATTATGAATTAAATGAAGAATTAGGGAAAGATATTGCTTTATATATATCTAATGGAATTATTAATGATAATGATAATAAGGAATTCTTAGAAGAATTCGTAGGAATTAATGAAAAGAAATTTCCGGATTTCGTCTATAATGCTCCAAATGAATTTATTAATGGTTTAATGAAATATTTAGATACGAATGAATTAAAAACGAAAGAATTAATCTTAGGATTTAATACCATTAGTAATTTCCATGGTTATTTCGGTATTATAAGTGATTATATGTTTAGTTATGGATTTAATAAGAAATATAATGATGTTATATTTGATACTATTGATGAAATCAAGGAATTAAATGAAGATGAAAAGAAGGATTATAAAAAATTATATGATTTAACTATTCCAGATACATATAATTTCGCTATAAGAAACGGATTAGTTTTGAGAGATACTTCAAGCACTGGATATGCCCAAAGAAAATTAGTGAAAGCTATGGAAGATGCTAAAATTAATTATGATAATACGGTTAGAAATGCGAATGGGACAATTATTCAATTTATTTATGGTGAGGATGGAATGGATGGATGTAAAATTGAAAATCAGTTCTTACCTACGATTGAGATGAATTATATGAAGATGGAAGAAGAATATAATTTAACACCTATTGATAAAATTGATAATTATTTAACTGATGAAGCTAAGAAAGAAATTAAATTAGATACTTATAAAAGATGTAAAAATCATTTCTTACGACTATTGGATGATAAGATGTTTATGATTGTTAAGGTAAATAATTATAATAAAAATAGTAAGATTAAATATCCAATCCCATTTAATAGAATTATATCAACTGCTATTAAGCGACGGGAAGAATTAGGAATTGCCGGAACTTTAACAAATTTAACACCGGATTATATCTTGGATAAGATTGATATGCTTATTAATGATTTATATATTAAAGATATTGATGATAAGAATTTCACAGATGATATTCTTATAGAAGATGTGGAATATTTAGAAGAATTTAAGAATGGTAAGACATATTCAAAACAATCTATGATGTTCTTTCACATATTATTGAGATGTTATTTATCTCCTAAGAAGATGATTATTAAGAACAATTTTTCAAAGGAGTTATTTGACTGGGTTATTAAACAAATTTATGAATATTTCTATGAAGCATTAGCGCCACCTAGTGAGATGGTAGGAGTTGTGGCTGCCCAAACAATTGGAGAAATGGGAACACAAATGACACTCGATTCATTCCACGTTTCAGGAACGGCCGCCGCGGTTAAGGCAACAAGTGGAGTTCCACGATTAAATGAGATATTAAGTGCTACTAAGAAGACTAAGACACCTACTTTAATAATTCATATGAAACCTGATGTAGCATCCGTTGTTAATCCTAAGGTTAGTGAAGATGGTATTAATTATGATGATGATAGGGTTAATATTGATACAAAAGATAAGGCAATGAAAATTAAGAATAGTTTAGAGATTACGAGATTAGCTGATATATTAGAAACTAGTGAAATTTATTGGGATAATGGAATTGGAACAAGTATTGAGGAAGATAAGAAGTTATTAGAAGTTTATAATAAATTTAGACCATTATACGAAGCTGTTAATAAAAATCACAGTCGTTCAAATTGGGTATTAAGAATGAAATTTAATAAGGAGAAAATTGTTGCGAATGGATTGAGAATGATTGATATATATACGAGATTAAATAAGATTTATAATAAATATATCGATTGTGTATATAGTGATGATAATGCGGAAGAATGTGTATTTAGAGTTCGTTTAACTGAATTTGCTTGTAAAGATATTGAGAATAAGGATGAAATTGCCGCCATTAAAGCAATGGAACATAATATCGTTTATCAAGTATTATTGAAGGGTTATAAAGGTATCAATAAAGTCAGTTTGAATAAGATGAAATATGAGAAGTTCAATAAGGAGAAGGGAGATTTCGATAAGATTGTAGAATGGGTATTAGATACTGATGGAACTAATTTGATGGAAATATTAGCAAATCCAAATATTGATGCTACACGAACTATATCTAATGATATTCGCGAAATTTATAATGTCTTAGGAGTTGAGGCAGCCAGAACGGCATTAGCGGTAGAATTAACGAATGTTATTGGTGAAGGTGCGATGAATTATCGCCATCTATCATTATTAATAGATACGATGACTTTTAAGGGTGGTTTAATGTCAATTGATAGACATGGAATTAATAGAAATGCGAGCAGTGCTTTAAGTAAATCTTCATTTGAAGAAAGTGTGGATATGTTAATTAACGCGAGTATATTCTCAGAATTTGATAATACTAGCGGAATTTCACCCCAAGTAATGTTAGGAAAAGTAGCAAATTGCGGAACAGGTAATTTCGATATAATATTAGATGAGGAATATATGATGGAATTAATGAAGAATACGAAGATGAAGAAGAAGAATAAATATGATATTGAGGATATTGTAGAAGAAGACGATGATGACGATTGTAGCACGGAAAATATAGCATTTGATTTCAAGATTAATGAGAAAGATGAATGTTATAAGATAAATAAACAAGAAATTAAAATTGTTTAAAAAATGATTATTTTTTAAATTTAATTATTTTTATTAATGGAAGGAGAAAACCCAATTATTTATGAAGATAATTATGGAGAAAACCCAATTATTTCCCATATTGAAGAAAATGAAAATCCTTATAGGTATCTACAAGAACTTTATTTGAAATTTAAAAAAGAAATTTTAATTGATAAATATACTTAATAATGCTATTCCTATATTTTTTGCTAATTCAACAGGGACAGCATTTCCTATTTGTTTATATTGAGAATTCAAACTTCCAATAAATTCATAATCATCTTCAAATGTTTGAATTCTCGCATATTCTCTAATTGTTAAAGGTCTTTCTTCTAATGGATGACATCTTTCTGTTTGTTTTTGCGAAGGAGAACATAATAAAGTTAATGAAGGTTTTTCCATAGATAAACGATATAATATTCCTCTTTTACCTCCACCAGAATTATAACTATTCCCTAAATATTCTTTTTGTAAATTTTGAGGTAAATTAATCCAACAACCTCCCTGAGGTATCATCTTAAATAATTTTATTTTTTCTTCATTATATTTTGCCCCATTTGAATGAGGAACATCATATAATACATCTTTTAATACTTTTCTAATAGGATCTTCAATTGGAAATTCAAATTTCTTATTTAAATTTTTTAATACTCCAATTATAAATATTCTTTCTCTTTTTTGAGGAACATTATATTTAGAGGCATCTAAACATTTATAAGTAATCTCATATAAATTATTTTCATTCAATGTATCTATTATTTGTTTAATTGTATTTCCTTTATCATGTGTTAATAATCCTTTCACATTTTCTATCATAAATATTTTAGGTTTTATCAAATTTAATATTTGAATAAATTTTAACATTAAATCTCCTCTGGGGTCATCAAGTCCTTTCCTCAAACCAGCGTGAGAAAATGATTGACAAGGCATTCCACCGCATAATAAATCAACTTTATCAATATATCTAGAATAATCTATTTTTTCCATAGAATTACATATAATATTTATATCTGGATGATTATATTTTAATGTTTTACAACAATCGGCATTATTATCATTTAATAATAATGGTGTGAAACCGGCTTTTATTAATCCAGAGCTTAATCCACCACATCCAGCACAAACTTCAATAAATGTATATATATCCATGATTTATTAAATTTGTATTAATAATAAATCAATTTTTAAATTTGTATTAATAATTAACAAAAATAAAAAGAAATGATTTTTATCTTAGAGAAGATATTTGGAGGATAAACGAAAGTCAATAGAAAAAGCAATCAGCGACAAAGCATAGGCGAAACGCGAAAAGCGAAGTTATCAATTGATTTCCAAAGAATGGAACCAA